CCTGATTTGAATGCTCCATCACCTCCATCACCTCCTGCATCTCCGCCAACTCCGTCAGCTCCGTCAGCTGAATCTGCACTGGCTTCTGCATTTGCTTGTGCCTCCCCGAGTGCCGCAGCAGCGGCATCTGCTGCAGCTTGAGAGTCAGAGACTGAGGAATTGAGGCCTTCCAACCCCAATGCATTTAAGGCCTCAGCTTGTGCCTGCGCAGCTGCAGTAATCGACTCGACAGTGGCAGGATTGAGTGCAGTAGGATTAGGAACCGACATAGGCCCAACAATTGCGTTGGGACCTGGAACGGCCAAACCTAAAGCAGTCGCTATGCTAGAATTAGCAATACTCTGTGGAGACACACTAATCCCGGCAGTTCCAAGCGGACTGGCATCTTCAGTAGCTACATCAGCCAGCGCCATAACTGCTTTAAGGGCCTCAACAACTTGCACAATCGGGTTGGTGCTGATCATCGCGTTGACAGCAGGAGCCAATGCCGGGGTGTTGGTTGCCTTTCCAGCGAATGCCGCAATAGCACCCGGTACATTCCCAAGAGCCAATCCAAGTCCGATACCAAGCTGATCTGCTAGGCTGGCGTTCGGGCTGGCGTCCAGAGAGTTAGTTGTCTCCGCTGCGGTAGCTCCAGTATTTCCAACATTTGCAGCTACATCAGCTGCTTGGGCTGCTGCAGCCTGCTCACTAGCAGTAGCATCTGGGGACACTGCAGCTGTGCGCTTTACTTCCCGCGGAGTGTAGCTTGCTCCTGAACCGCGGCGACCGCCAGTCAGATTAAGCTGGACTCTACCATCACGGCCAACGAGTCCGCCATCTGCAAACGCCATCCCGAGGAGGTCAGTAGCCGTATCCACTGTATCCACTGTATCCGCGGTATCCCAGTTGAACCAACTACCAATGTCACCAAAATTGAGCGAATCAGCCCCAAATGATGTTCCTGCTGTAGTGAAGGGTTGAACGAGCCCACTAGTCTCAGTTGCCGCTAACCCAGCCGCATTAGTAGTAATGGGAGTGGCAACATCAGACGAGCCCGTAATGGAATCCCATGCAGACTTAGCCCCTGATGCCAATTTCTTCCCCGAAGCGGATGCCATGAACTTATCTGCAGCAGACAGTGCCCCAAGCCCTGCAGTCGCACGCGTCAAGTTCGTCCCAGCTTGCGTCGTAGTACCACGAGTAGCAGAGGCAAGTGCGCTAGCCAGCTGCGCCTGAGTAGCTTGACTTTGCAACTGCTGAGTTGCGAACTGCTGCTGTGCCTTAAGAGTGGCGTCAACGACCAGCTTGTTCAGGTTAGCTGCCACTGCGGAATTGTTGCTACTGCGAGCACCAACTGCATTGGCAAAGCGAGATTGCAGCCCTGGAGTTTGGCCTGCCACTGCCTGCAGAATGCTTTGCAGCTGAGTGCTGTAATCAGCCGACTGGAGCTGCCCCAGCAAATTGTTGATCGCTGCAGTATTGGCGGTATTGGTAGTGGTAGACCGCTGACCGCCAAGCAGATTGGCAGTCTGCACTAGCGCATCTAGTCCAGAGCCAGAAGATACGGTGGAGCTGCCAGAGTTTTCAGTAGCCATGATTTCTCCTAAGATGCAAGATAATAAGGCGCAGCTGCTGCCGCACCAGATAGGAATCAGTTAGGGGCCTGGATGCTCAAATAAAATCCAGCGGATCCCATGCCGAGGCCGACACGCTGAGTAAGTGGCGCTCCTACAGGAGGCGCTAGTGCAATATTTCCTGAGTTGTGTAGATAGTAGAACTCCCCAAGCACAGTCCCACTAATTCCAGTAGTAAGCCCTTCCAACAAAAGCACTGAGCCGTACTGGCCTGAGGTTATTCCGTAAGGCTCTTCTACAACTCCATGGGCTTTTAGGCCGCCAGCCGCATCTGCCAGCTGTGCTGCAAGTTTTCCACCAGATATCGTGAGACTGACTAACTTTCCAAACGCCAAAGTCCCTACCGCAAGAGGGTAGATCCGCCGATGGTTCTGGGTCAACAAGCCCCCAAGCTGGTTTCTGGCACTAAGTTCTTCCTGATCGTAGGTAATATTTCCAGTAGCTTCTGCCGTTCTCTGAGCAACAGCAGTAAGAGCTAGATAGAGAGGCTGCACTAGCTGGAACTGTTCAGGCTGCAACCCCGAAGAGGGCAACTGGGGAAGCCCTGAACTGAATTTGTACATTGGCATCAGAAGCTCCCGTCATTCGTAACATGGAGGATGAGAGTAGACAAGTAATAGTCCCCCCTCACCATCAGAGCTACACTCTTGCCTGTGACCATGTCGAATCCGTATTCAGAATAGTTGTCAGACTGAGTACGTAGGTAACCAGATTCAGTGGATGCAAAGGTGCAGCCATCAACTGAGCGTAGAACTGAAACTTCGCCACCTGCCACTAGCCCTTCGACTTCCACCTCATGCAAGCTGCTCAGTCTGCTCCGAGTCAGCTGGAACTTTCCTAGAATCACAAACGACTCAGAATCATCCTCAGGTGGGCGCGTATCCATCACTGCAATGCGCACTTCCCCTGAAGCCAGAAGAAACGCCACAGACTGTCTAGGATAGGTAAGCTCCCCGCCAGCCAAATTAGTGGCATTGTACGCAGTAGACTCCATGCTGCTATACGGTACATCTCCAAGCATCGCATACGTAAGCTTGACTGCTTGAGAGCCGTAATTATAGGCAAAGCAGTCTCGATGCACGATCCGCAGTTTCCCCCACCGCCTCAGTTCAGTATCGTACACCAGTGCAAACGAGTAAATTCCTGGATAGGTGCCATAAGAAATTACCAGAAAACGCTGTCCGCAGAATGTCAGTTTTGTATAGAGCTCAGTGGTGACCAATCCGCGGTCAAACTGCATAGAAGTCGTATTGAAGCGCTCAATGCACCGCAGACCCAAGAAGTCTGTCACGTCCGGAAAACTAGTCTCAGCCGCGTTCAGTGTGATGCGCTGCAGTCCGCCTGTGGTATTTGCATACACCGCAGCAAGACTTGCATCCTCTGTGACTTGCTCGTAAGATGCCACTCCACCTGCATTCGAGACCTGCCTGAATAGCCACGGAGCTGCGATATTATTGGCATTGTAGAACGCAGCTACTGCATTCTTAGTAGTGAAGATGATGAACCCACCAGTCACTGGGACGATGGCAGTGATAGGCCCCTTGACATCTTCTGGGATCTGATAACCTCCTCCAGTTACTTCCCCGTTCGCGTACTCACTGAATTCAAAGCCCGTGCCATCATACAGCGCCCAGTAGATAGTAAGGCCCGACCACGCCAGCAGATAACCGTTTGACGCGGCAATCCCATCAATCTCACCAATAGGAATTGGAAGGTTCTTTACCCAGTGAGACTGGGAAGGATTGAGCAGAGTCACTAGATTGCGGTGTGGCAGATACCAGTAGAACAGTGAGCCGTCAGCTGTCGCAGTTCCAGGAGTTGTACCTGAATTCACTCCAATGCGGCTGTAGCAGACGAAAGTAGCCCCTTCCACATAGGCTCTAGTAACTCTTGCAGTCGCAGGGGTGTTAGTGGAATTCGTGGATACTACATAGTTAAACTCAGCGTATTTTGCTGTGTTAGTGGTGTACCCCCACGCTGACCCAGCATCATAGTATTGGTAGTTCTGTCCGTGACTTGGAGAATATAGAACTGTATTCTCATTCTCGTCACGAAGCGGAAACAGCTGATCGAAGTCAGATGCAACAGATGGGGCAACTGCTTGAACGTACGATACTGACTTCAGCCCACCACTCACCGGCACAAAGTTCTCACCATAGAGAACTTGCGGCATATTAAAGTCGATATTCTCATCCGAGCCTTGATACTGACGCGGAGAGCGTTGCGAAGAGTCAACAGCTGGAAGAACAACCGCCCGATCACCCCAAGTCGAAACAAGAGGAAATCGGGCGTTATTCAGTGCTGCTTTGTAGCGTTGCACTGCCATGATGAAAATAAGTTAGAAGTTAATCAATGCTGTTCCAGCGGCTTAGCCGCTCCCGCAGCTTTCCCCACATTCGGCGATCAGTCTCCACGAAGCCTTCCATGGCCTTGCGCTTGGCTCGCTCAGTACGCGCCCGCTCAATGGTCCACCACAGGGCCGCAAGCGCTCCGAAAAACGCAATCGGTGACATGCCACCGGCGAACCATGTGTAAGCGTTGACTATCCAGGCCAGGGCCGGGCCGCCGTACTGGTCGGCGATGCTGGTCAGGGCGTCGTGGTCAGTCGGTGCCGGCATTACGCAACTCCCGGTACATCAAACTGAAGAATGCGGTTCGCCAGCTCGGCCAGCTGCTCGGGCGTCGGCTGCTGGCTCGTAGCCGGCTCGAACTCGGGTGGCGACAACAGGGCATCGCCATTCGGAGTAGCCACAGTTTGCTGTTCCATGATCATCCTTCTTGCTGCCAAACCGTGTTGGCAGAATTAACTGACTTGAATCTGTAGCACTGGTTCGTGGTAATCACGAGGCTGGCGCCGCTGTTGCAGCGAATATTCGCCGTGTTGTGCGTAAGCGTCACGGATCCCGCCCCAATGTTGCGAATGGAAATCTTAGGGCGGCCCTTCCCTGAATATGAAATTCTATTGATCGTGACAGGCGTTGCAGAGTTAATGGCAATCTCTGTGACGGTTCCGACATCCAGGTCATTCCCTGTGATACTTGATCTGATGTCCTCGCTGTCAGTCATGACAAGTCCGGACATCCCAATCAGCGGGCGATTGATGTTGCCAGCTGCCGCGACATAGGGTGCCGAATACACGGTTCCAAGCCCATCATCTGAGCATGCTTCGAACCTACCAGGGTAGGTCCAGTTATTGATGTAATACCCGCACGCGACGGTAAGTACGTCGCCCTGATCGTATGAGTTCGAGGCGCACGCAAGAAGCGCCCAGTGTTGCGCGGTAGACGTTACAACGTAATTGGATTTATCGGCCGTTGTTGAATAAACGCCTAGCGAGTTTCTGCCGTTGCCGCGCGAGTTGCAAGACTGCAGGACTGCAGCGCGGCCACCTCCAACGCCGTCCACCATGAACCCGTAGCCGTCGTTGTCGTACGCAAAGCATCCGACGAGCGACCCCTGCGAAGAACCCGCCATCCCGGAGCAGTAGAAGCCGCCGTAGCCGTTGTTCCAGGAGGTCATGCCGAGCACTACGGTATTCCCGAGGTACATGCACAGACCGTGGCGGCCATTGAATCCAGCGGTGCCGCCGCTGATGCGAGAATCCCCAAGCGTGCCACCCCAGCCGTCGCGGCTGTTGCTCATGACGGTATTGTCCCGAAATGTAGCGACGTTGACGCCAATCAAGCCGGTTCCGTAGTTATAAGCCCCGGTGTTGATTCCGTCGTATGCCCACATCATCGAGAAGCACTCCTCGACGAAAATGTTGCGAGCAGCGATAGCAACGATACCGCTGCCGGCGTTGTTTCTATCCTTTGCTGTTGCGGCAGGATTTGCGGAGCGGTTGCCCCACACGGTCATTCGCCGGATTCCGCCGCCGTGGCGAGCGCCGTTATTACGCTTGGATGTGCCGAATCCAGTATCGTAGAGCACGCCGCTTGCAAGCGTCAGGTCGCACTTGATAAGCACGCCATTGTTATTAGATCCAGCCAACTTGAACAACACAGCCCCTTCCGGAGCCGGATGTGGGTCTGAATATGGCTCACGGAAGCACGCAGTTTCTCCTTCCCAAAGTACGCGCTGCTTAATCCACAACTCGTCGGAGTGGCAATAGTCACCATCAGGGAATTCAATGACACCGCCACCGCGCAGGTACACAGCATTGCTGAATGCTTGGATCTTGGCGCCGATGTCGAAATTGTGGCCACTGGCCAATACGTCCAACTGCTCTGCCAGCGTCAGGCAGTCGAAGATGTTGACCCGACGACGGCGCAGTGCTGTCTGCAGCGACTGTGCCTCAGATCCTGACAGTTCGTTGATCCACCCGATGGCGTCAGCGGTCGTGCCGCCAACATACGCTGCAGCAATTGCGCTCGCAACCTGATCTACAGTGAAAGGCGTAACAGCTACATCACCAGTGGGGCCAAAGTAAGGTAGATGCGCAGCCCTGGTAGCAGCTGCCGGAAGCGCAGATAGCGTCTCACTCCCAGGAGCCCGTAGGGTCTGTGTTGCCTTGACGTTCAGAGCTGCAACGTCAGCTACAAGTTTCGTCTTGAGAGTCCTGAACTCCTCAGCAGCTGAACCTACAAACCGAGAGGAAGTTGGCTCGGCTGTATTTGAAGCATTTGGTACATAGGTTGCCATACCAATTCCTTAAACCTTTGCAGCTAGATGACCAGTGATGAGTAGATCCTTGAACGCCAGTACATGTTGCTGCGTCTGTTGGGCTTGCTCTTGAAACCCGCTGCGCGCCCACACGATGCCTGCCGCCCAGTAAGCTAGCTCATCTTGATACAGATCAGCAATCCAACTGCTGTAGGAACCAGAGGAGACGTCAGGATTTACGTAGTGCCACAGACGAGCACGCCCAGTTGCGCTTGCGAAACTGCAGCGCAGACTGTCTCCGATCTGAGTGAAGACTGAATATCTACGCAGATTGTCCTCATCCCAGAACTGCTCAGGTGAGGAAATGTATTCAAGGTTCTCTGTAGCTGAATAGGTCAGCGCATCCTCACTTTGCAGAAACTCAGCACTGCGCAGAAGTGGGATAGAGGTGTAGATGCTCGGAATGTCTACAAAAGAAGTGGAATTTGGAGGTGTATAAGTGAATACAAAACTGGAGCGATCACGCGGAAAGAAGTCTACTGCGTGAGCCCGGAGAGTTGCAGTGCGAATCGCAAGATTTGTGACTGTCACGAGTTCAGGCCGCTTAGTCAGGTCATTGACAGCAGCTTGCATGGAAGCGAAAGTGACAGGCATGAAACTCTCCGGGATAGCTTATATTACTTTTGAACCGTGGTGACAGGCTTCAACGCCTTAGTAGCTGCCAGCATTTCAGGACTGGCAACGGACCCGTAAGTCTGTGCATCACCTGCAGGTTTAGACGCGTCCTCAGCAGCAACTGCGAGTTCAGTCGCCATGGGGTCTGCTGCAGTGGTGTAGACCAGACTACCCCGCTTGTTGGCCACCTTTGAAAGGAATGCAATAATTTCCGGGTTTGCCGTAGCAAACATGCCGCCTCGAAATCGAAGCTCAGCGCCATCAGGCAGGTGAGTGCGGCAGTTGGGGACAGATGCATAGAACACCTGAACGCCAGGAGCTTTCAGATCAAATTCAGGTGCGATCTCTTCGCCGGAGTTCAGCACATTCTCTTCACGGACATAATTGGCAGAAGTAAGCATGGTAGTTGGTGCAAGTTTGTGGAGACTGTATGGGGCAAAAAAGAGAGGAGGCCGAAACCCCCTCCCCAAGCCCCACACCCAGGGGAACTTTTAGCCAAAAGCAGCTGCAGTGAAACTGTACAGAATCCCGAAAGCTGCAGGATTCTTGATCAAGCAGGTCAGCTCAGTAGTGAGCGTACCGCCCTTCGCATCAATGCCGCTGTCAACTGCACAGCGATCGCCATCTTCGTTGTAGTTCTTCTCTTCCGTCTTGCGCAGGTACGCAATAGCGAAAGCATTCAGATCAACAACAATAGCCATCTTTGCCCAGGTGCTGGAGTTACCATAGGCATTGAACAGCGGATGCTCGATCATTTCGAACGTGCCGCGCGGAGTCTTGATCGTGTCGATCTGCATGCCCCAGCTGGTTTCCACGCCAGTAATCTGGTAAGTGGAGTTCACGCGCGCGATGTTGTGGATCACACGACGCGCAACGCCACCCACAAACATCGTACGGATGTTGCCACTGGTAGCATCAGTCTGAACAGCCAGCATGGGATCCAGCGCAGCTTCCAGCTGGGTCCAGTTGGTGGTAGGCCCCATCGTAATGATGTTGCCGCTCGCAGCGGTGGTCACGCGAGCAACAATCCCTTCCATCGTCTGGAACGGCATACCGTGGCGGGTACCTTGGAACTTCTGACCGAAGAACAGCGCCTTTTCAATGGCCAACGCATGGAATGCAGCGCAGTCCCGCTTGGACTCAGCAACAGCGCCATCACCTGCAATCATCGGCAGTGCAGCCAGCGTCTTGGTGACAGCCCAGCTGTTGCGGAAAATCTGCGTGTAGTTGATGTAGCGAGTCGCCACCAGAGCAACAGCCTGCGGACGCAAGGAGCCCTGCTCGAAAGCATTGCCAATGTGATACAGCACAGTGCCGTTGCTCATCGCAGCTGCAGCCGTACTACCAACACCGCGAGTCACTGTGACACTGGTGGTAGTCGGAGTGGTATTGACGATGACAATTTCACCAGTCACATCGTGACGGAACATGTCGCCAGCAACCACATCAGAGTACGCAGTAGTGGTGAAGGTGGTTGCAGCACCGTCCGCCACCGCAGCTGCCAGCGTCAAGCTGGGGAAGATCATCGTCTTCGTGTAGTAGCCGTGCTCGATCGCAGTGGCAGTTTCGTCTTTGAGCAGCGACGTCAGCGCGAACAGCGGTGCATTGCCATTGGGCATCAGCCGCGTGATCATCCCAGCAAAGGATTTTGCTGCCAGATCGGTGGGAAGATTCGCGGAAGAAATCAGACCGGTTGCCATTGTTTAGGCTCCAAAAGGTTGAAATATCAGAAAACGAGTGGAATAGACTTACTGAAGAAACGAAGTCCAATCCTGTGCAGGTTGGGATTGCGTGTTGGACGGTTGTTGCTGCTGGGGAGCAAGCATCTTGGCGAACTCAGTGAAATTCTGTTCAGCAGCCTGCGCCACTTCAGCCGGAGACATCTGCGGATTTGCATTTGCAATCTGCTGGGAGATTGAACTCAAAAACGCCTTGCCAACTGGGTGCTTCAGCGCAGGATTATCACTGGTAGGAGTTTGCTGCTTGAGCATGTAATTCTTGAAGTGGGAATCCAGAGTGCCTGTCATCCGCTCATTGCCAGTCTTGACACCGTGCTCAACCATTCCTTGGCTGGCCTGGAAGCTAGCAGCAAACGCTTGCTGAGCCACTCCATTCAGCACTTCCATAAATGCAGACGCATCACCGCTCAGCGCAGCTTGGACCTTTTGCTGGTCAATGCCATTGGTAAAGTTGGCGTTCTTGATCTGGGCCTGGATCTGATCCTGCGGAACATTTCCAAAGATGGACTGGTCCTGCGGCTTCCCATTCCCTTGACCCGCCCCCTGCTTGGGAGTCAGCAGATTCATGAAGTTGTCCAGCGGATTTTGCCCTTGCTGATTCTGCAGCTGGCTGTTTGCCGGTTGTTGTTGCTGAGATTGTACCTGGGCAGGACCGCCGCTGCCTTGAGCAGGTTGCGGTTGTTGAGGTTGCTGCGAAGGCTGCTGCTGTTGTTGCTGTTGAGACTGACGGCCAAAGATGCCATTGAGGAAACTCATGATGTAACTCAGTTGGTTTGGAAACGTTGGTGGATGAGCTTAACGCTCTTGATATTCAGCTGGACACTGAATTTCTGACAGTAGCTCCTCAAGCACTTCAACTTGAGCCTTCAATCGCTCATGTCGAATGGTGGAAGCCACTAGATCCTTACCCTCTGCAGAATACTCAACGACAGCCCCAGCATAGCTGGCTATCTTGTTCTGCAAGAAGGCATAGAAGAGTGGGGAGACTTTTGCAGCAAGCTCCTCCTCTTCTTGGGTGAACTCAAACTGCTGGAATCTGTTGCTCAGGAGGGGTCGCATTTTGTGCCATTGAGGTCTGTTGGAAGGTCTGCAAGAATTGCTGCTGCTGTTCCGGGTTGCGTTTGAAGTCTTTCAGCCAGTAGGCTCCCTTCAGCTTAGCCCAATAGATGAACATGCCCATAATGTCATATTCAGTCATCACAGTTGGCATTGCGTTAGCCGTCTGCAGGAACACGCTCATCAGCTCCATGTTAAGCAGCTTATCTGCAGGAAGAACGCCATCAGTAATCTTGAACTCAAGGATGGATGACCGCATTTTTACCGGGTCTACTTGCACCTCTGCCTGCGTGTCTCGATTCATGAACGTACCTGCTGCTTGATTCAGCAGCAGATTGTTCTTGACGGTCTCCTTCAGCGGAGTCATGAACTGACCTTCAATGCTCATTGATGCGAGCTGCTGACGGCCATTACTATTGGCCATCGTGGTCTCGAATTCTGTCTTGGTTTTATTGCCCTTCTGGAACTGACCACGATCCACGCGATTCTGTCCGCTTGCAACGTCTGCCATCTGAGACACCATCTCAGAAAGTTGTAGATTCAGATTGGCGCCATCATTTCTATAGGGGATTTGGTAGACAGCCTTGCCAATGTCATCTCCCTTGAACTGGCTGGCGTTGCGCAGTGGAATACGAGCCACAGAGCTAGCCGGATCAATGTCTGCTTTATTGATGTAGCGCTCATTGAAGATCAGCCTATCAAATACTGCCCGACGCTGCGATTCCAGTGTGATGTTCCACAGCGCACTGCTCATATCCTGGAACGGGAGTGCTGTGTCCAGCATGGATTGAGTCTGGTAGCCAAGTCCATCATCATTGGGCTGCATTATGAAAACTGGGAGATGGTCATTTGGAGATACCAGCTGCTCCACATAGATCACATGTTTCCAATTGACGATTATCCCGTAGAAGATCGCGGGGGTATTTCCCTGGCGCCCAAAGTCGCTGGGGAGCGCACGGCAGATAAAGTGGGTAACTAGGTAGCGGTCACGATAATTGATGCGATTCTGTCCAGCAGCTGCCTGGGTGAGTCCTACGTAGTTCAGCCAGTTGGTGCCTGTTACCAGAGAACTGACATTGAACGCACGATTGATCGTAGGGCTGAAATAGTTAGTAGCACTACCTGCGTCCCCTATCTGAGCTTCAAATCCGCTCTCGTAGGCTTCGCGCAGTGACGTTGTTTTGGTGGGATCCAAGGTGCCAACAAACCGCTTGAACTGCATACGGTTATGCAACTCGTTCCATCCAAAGGCAGTTCCGTCCTCGTGGTGCCGAGATGGCAGAACTCCCATGTCCATGAAACAGTTATATGGATCAAGCGTACGAAGGACGTTTCCCTCCTGCATCACCTGTTGCAACTGCCCTAAACCTGCAGTACCAGCAGCTGTTGAGGTGGTAATTGTTGCTGCGTTTTGTCTGCGCCACAGGCATGCAACTGGAGCAAAGTTATATTTGAATCCGTTACGGAAGGCTTTGATGAGTTCTTGTGCCCATCCATAGCGGATGCTATGATTCCCAATCACGGTCTCAAACTGAAGGGCCGCATCCTGATTTTGGGGAGATGCGACAACACCGAAGATCGGGTAGCTGGTGAGGTATACCCCAGTTTGGTAGGCCACCGCGCTTTCTATCTGCGGCATCACCACTGGAACTTCCAGGTTAGCCAGACTTCTGCGCGCAGAACTGGGAGACCGCATGGCGCGCTGAATCTCTTGGATGCGCTCAGCCGTTTGATCCATCTGCAGCTGGTATGCCCGATCTCGATATTCCAGTAGAGCCCGAAATGTGCCAAGCTCAGTGCAGCTAGCTGCAAAGCTCTTTGCGTAGTCTAGAAAGGCTTTGCGCTGATCGAGATTCAGCGTGGTGAGAAGAGCGACAGAGGTGGCCATAGGTTGGAAGTAGTTTGCTAGAATGGAAGCTGCAGTGCATTTGTATGCGATGCGCCACTGGATGCCTCCTGAGGAATCTGCCAGAATGTATTACGTACGATCTCAAGTTCATGATCTCGCAACATTTCCTCCACGTATCCAATTGGATCGATAATGTCGTCCTTGTTGTTTGTTTTGAGTGGGTTCCAGTCTACGATCTGAGAAATAACAAGGGAGCGAATGCTGGGATGGAGATATATCTCACCTGCAAGCAGCTTTACCAGGCCGCGCTTGATGCGGTTATTTTTATTTTGGCCCTTAGGAGAGAGTTCCACAAATTCGAAACCATGAATGCCGTCCTGTTCGCAGACGTGTTCAAACCAGAATAGCAGAGTAGACTGATATGCAACTCCTTCAACTCCGATGCAGCGAGTATTGCGACGGAGCCCCACTTCCAGAGCCTGTTGGATAGTCTCTAAAGGAGTAAAGGTGCCAGTCAGAAGCTCATCAGCTACTGGCTTCCCATCGCGCACCTCATAATGGGTGATTGTGCAGTCGTCGCCATTCTTCTTGCCGCTAGATGGGTCAATAATGACGAAACTGGCCTCTCCCGGCTCATCTGTAAGATAATAGGAGGGGATTAGTGGAATCTTACCTACATCAATACCAGAAGCAAGTGCTATCTCAGTGGAATTGAGAACCTCAGAAATGAATACCTCAGGGTGCCCCATGAGCGTATCGCTTTCGTATTCAGACACTAGCTCTTCGATTGGTTTTAGATCTTCCCATAGAGACGTACCATCTTCCAGAATTCCGCCTACAATGAAGCTGGTCCACTGCGGATTGTTCTTCAGTTTCTCTAGGATGGAATTCTGAGGATACATGTTGCCAACAAAGATAAAGGTGCAACCGAATGGGCTGCGAGCCTTCATCAAAGTGGAGAGCATCCAGGAAGTAAGGGCGTCTGCGAGTTCTTTATTGGGCGCATCCTCTCGCTCTTGGATGTCATCCATAATCATCACATCTGGACGTTTGTTCTTTCGGTTGATGCCCCGCACGGAAGTTCCAGCACCGGCGGCCCACAGAACAATCTCTCGTCCTCGGAAATGAAATACCTTGTTTACTTTGGTGTCCGTTTCAATATTTGCATCCCAGTGGCCAAAAACTCTCCGAATATTTGGAGAGCTCAGCATGTCACAGATATCGGAAAGAATATTGACTGCTTTAGCTTCACTAGCTCCGACTATCAGAATGAAGTGCTTGCTAGAGAATAGAACGTACCAGACACAGAGGATCTTAATGAAAGTTGTTTTTGCAAATCCTCGTGGAATACCAATGGCAAAACGCTGAATGCGCTCTGTGAGATTGGTGAGGAGTGCGAAGAGAGTTAGGAAGAAAGCAGGGAAGGGAAACAAGAACTCAGATGGCATAGCAAGAGCTGCCAGGAAATTGAAATCCTGGCGTGCTGCCGTGCTGATTTCTGATGTTGATGCACTGAGTTCTTGGGTGGTCATGGCTTAGGCCTCTTGAGCTCGAATACAGGCATCTTTACGAGCTGCATCATCAAGACGACTGCGGAGTTCATAGCCCATAAGAGGCCAGATCTTATTTACTGCATTTTCCCGAGCAATACGTTGACCAATTTCGGCGTTGAAATTCTCTGGACTAGCACAGGCACTCTCACCAGTAACAGTAAAGCCATTACGAAGCTCAAGAACACAGAAAGTAAGTAGAGATAGTGGAGGCTCACGAAGATAGCCAGATCCGATGGCCGCAACTCTAGCGCCAAACACACCATCAGCAGCAGTGAAATAATACTCCCGTACGATATTACATTCTACTTGCGCAGGGGTAACTCTAGGAGCAATATTTGCTTTTGCTGTTTTAATTGCCAATTCAAGATCTTGGGTAGGAGTGGTCATAGTTACTTTCAGTTATGTGGAGATGACAAGCGCTCCACGTCGCTCCGCCTCACAGAAGATCGGAAACTTCTGGGAGTGCGCGCTTCACAGGCTTCCGCTGCGGCCGAGGGTTCAGAATCTGGAGAGTCTCCTCTGCCCTCTG